CAACAACTATCTCAATTCCCCAAGTTAAATGTACTCCAGGAGTTTCGGCATTTGTAATGTGGAATGGGGCTACCTTCTTGTGTGTTCCTCTTCCTCTTGGATTTACTCTTACAGGTAATGTTCTTACTTTCACGGGAACTATCTACTCCCCGGCGGCCACAGTCGAACAAATTCCGTTTACTAATTTAGCGCCATCTGCCACATCAATTACTTATACTACAGTCAAAACACCTGTAACTGGAGTAGCATTTTATACTTATAACTCTACAAATCTTCTTCTTGCTACTACTGGTTTTGTAATATTTACAGGCGAACCTATTACCTTTAATCTTCCTATGGGTTGGACAGTAGCAGATTCTATATCCATTTCTTATCAGTCACAGTGAAAAGCAAATTAAGAGAAGCCCATCGTTTAAAAATGCTGGTTAGATCAAAACAGCCAAAGAAACGGATAGATTATCTAAAAGAATGGCAGAGAATACAAAGTATAAAAAAGAGAATTGAAGAAGATATTAAATTTAATTCTAAGTATAACGAATTAATTGGAACTTAACATAAATTTCGCTAACAAAGCACAGCGGGAGTTTTATTTCTCCACGGCCCGGAATCAATGCTTCTCTGGTGGATTCAATAATGGAAAGACTTACTCAGGATGTCTGAAAGCTTTTACACTACTCACAACTTTCCCGAATTACCGTATGGCGATTTCACGACAGACGTTAGCAGATCTGAAGAAGACAACTATGCAAACATTCTTCAAAATCTGTCCTCGGGAACTTTTAGCGAGACATAATGAGCAAGATGGATTTACGGAATTTATCAACAAGAGTGTTATTTATTGGCTGCATCTTGATAAAGTGGACGAATCTACACTTCGCGGTCTAGAAATCAACTCTTCTCTTGTGGATCAAGCTGAAGAAACTGAAGAAAAAGTCTATGATGTTCTTGACGGTCGTATTGGAAGGTGGGATGATGCACAAATTCCAGAAAGTTTACTAAATGACAACTGGCCACGATCTCCAAAAACCGGAAAACCAATTGCTCCTTCCTACAACATGTTGCTCTGCAACCCAGATACTCAATTCCATTATATCTTTCGAAAATATCATCCAGATAGTCTCGAAAGACGAGCAAACTATTTTTATACAGAGGGAGAATGGGATGCAGGTTTGGGTTCCTCCGAGACTTACTCAGAAGCTCTTAAACATGATGAAGAGTGGGTAGCAAAATATGTTAAGGGACAATGGGGGATTAGTAATGCACAGATTCATACTTTACCTTCGGCAAGTTTACTTGAATATTCTCCTGAACTTATTGAAAAGATCCTTAAAAAAGGTAATCTCTTTAGAGTTCTTGACCATGGGGATGCTTCTCCTACTTGTTGTTTGTGGTTTGCCGTCCTTGATGGGAACTATATTTGTTATCGAGAGTATTATGTACCTTCACAACCAATCTCCTATCATCGAAAAGCTATTCGGGATCTGAGTGGTGAAGAAGTTTATAGTGGAAACTTTGCAGATCCACAAATTTTTAAAAAGACATCTCAAAAAGATGGAGGCTTCTGGACAGTTGCAGATGAGTACATGGATCTAAAACTAGATTCCCCTCCTTTGCACTGGATTCCGGCCGACAATAATGAGCACGCTACTCGTAACAGAATTAATGAACTTCTCAAAAGAACCAGCATACAATTCATTAAACGGTCTACAGAATATCCAAATGGATGCTTCCACGCAATTAACGAATTACAGTCACAACGTCGCAAGTCTCTTGGATATATCGATGGCAAACAAATTTTTTGTGATGACAGAGAAGAATCAGTAGCAGATCATGCATATGACTGTATTCGTTATTTTGTAGCTATGCATGGAAGTGGACGTTCTGTTCCCGCTCGCCGGGTGCCACAGAATTCTATCAAATGGTTCAAGATGATGAAACGAAGAAGTGAAGGTTTGGTGGCTGCAAGTGCCTGAGTTTTATACAAAAGATCATCCTGAAGCAAATGGAAGAACTCCTAAATCTGGAGAACATTCTTATAAGTTAACTTTTCCCTTAGCAAATGGAGAAGATTTACTTATATTTTGTGGGGATGAAACTATGGAAAGATTTGGAGAAATGCTTGGTAGTATGATATTGGATAATCAAGTAGATGCCTAAACAGACCATAGAAGACAACATTTGGGGTAGTCGCCTCGACACCGCAGACAAATACTACCACAGTTGGGAAGGTCTTTTTAAATGTGACATTCTTGATAAATACTATGAAGGTGAACAATGGCGTTCTCAGCGCCAACTAGGTTATAATCCTTATGTCATCAACAAAGTGTATGAAACGATCCAAATTAAAATTGCGAATTTCATACCCACTTTTCCGTCTTTCCTGGTCGCCTCAAGAGTTGGCAATGAAGATGACATTGCTACGGCGGCCCACTCGGCACAACTTAAAGAAGATTTGTTAAACACTATTACTCAAGATCCGGAGAATAACTTTTCAGAAGAAGTTGAACAAGCTTATAAAGACTCCTTCTTTAGATTTGGAATGATTGAAGTAGGCTATGCAGCAGATTGGATTGAAAACCCGAACGCACCAAAACCACTTTTAGGAAAAGATACTGATGTACGACTCTCTGACCGACTTAAGCGAAGAATTATTGAAGAACCTTCAGAAATACCGCAAAATGAACGAGTCTATTTTAAGCATATCCCAGCTAAAACATTTCGAGTCGGTGGAAACGATCATAAATACCTTAATAGGTGTGGCTGGGTCGGTTACTATGAATTTGTCGATAAAGATGATCTCCTGAGTCTCAAGAAACTCATGAATCGTGACAAAGTGGAGCAAGCCACTGTGTCGGATAGTGAGGAAAGCAATCGCGAAACAGTAAGACATGACACGGCTGAATATGCAAGAAATTCCCTCAAAATATGGCATATTTGGGACCTCAAGGCAGAATTAAGACTTCTTGTCTTAGACAGCCCAAAAGTAACAGTTTTTCAGAAAAAATACGATTTCTTACCCCTTTTTGATTTACGGCCAGACCGTCGTCTCATCACAAATGGTTTTTACCCGATTCCTCCTGCTTTTCACTGGCTTTCCCCACAAGATGAATATAATGAAACTCGTGAAATGTTACGGGCGCATAGACGACGTTTTGTACGTAAGTTTCAAGTAATAGAGGGAATGATTGATGACGAAGAAATCGAAAAGTTCGAAACCGGCCCGGATGGGGCACTCATCAAAGTCAAAAGAGAAAATTCTATCACACCAGTTGAAAATGCAGACCTTGGACAATCTGTTGAGCAATCTATTGCGACGTCGGCTGACGATCTCAATCGTATTAGTGGAACTTCTGACGAATCACGAGGTGTCGCAGACCGTACTACAGCCACTCAGGCAAATATTGTTAATCAACGCACAGGTATACGAGATGGTAAAGAAAGAGATAGGGTTGTCAAATGGTTCTCCCACATCGGTAGAGCAGTGCTTCTTATTGTACGAGAGAAGTTTACAGGAAAAACTCTTGCCAAGCTTACCCAAGCAGAAGGTGAATCTTTCCTAGGTAGTGTAAATCCTAATAAACCACTTTATCGTTACATTACTGCTGAGGATTTGAAAGATGGATATGATTTTAAGATTGATGTGGACGTTACAAGTATGTCCACAACAGCTCAAATGGATGAGAAAAAGAAATTACTTGAATACCTATCTGTGCTTACACAATTTCCTATGGTTGCTTTTTCGCCCTACCTAGTGCGAGAGATTGCTTATAGAATTGGCTATCGAAATGAAAAGGCAATAGCAGAATTTCAGCAGATGGCTCTCTTGATGGAATTAGCAAGAATGAATCAATTGAAAGCTGCTGCACAACCTGCTCCTATGCCACAGCCTGGTCAAGCTGGACAACAAATTACTCAACAAGCTACTCCTCCAGCGGCCGAGCAGATACGAAATCAATTAACAAACCAGTTACCACAAGTTGCAGGAGGCCCAGTACAATGAAACAACTCTATACATGTAAATGTGGGCAAAATCATAATTTAGATCCAGAGAAAGTGGCTCCTTCTCAAGTCATTTGTTGGAAATGTGGACAAAAAGGCCAA